ATGGTAATGAAGGCAGCACCACCAGCAGCGATAACCAGCAAAATGTCGGCAGTACCGGCAGTGATTGCATCAGTCACTTCTACGGGCAAGGCAGCTTGCGAAGCAGAGGCACCAACAACCAGCAGCACGGGAACGAGAACTTTAGAGAATTTCATGATTTCACTTTCTTTCAAAAAACCGGGTAAGCCACCCGGCAAGGCATCAGGCCGCACGGCCTAGATCTTTAAGCATCTTGGAATATTTGCCCCATGTGTACGCAGCCATGAAAGCCGCAAACATGGAGCCGATCAACAGGGAAACGAAGACCGAATCGCTCATTGCGAGTACCCAATCCGAAAGCCGATAAAGCCCGAGAACATGACGGCGACAACACACAAGGCAAGGGTAAGCGTTGCAACGTCCTCAGAGGTAGCGGCAACCGCTACAGGCTCGGAGGCGGCTGAAGCCGGGCCTGGGGCCGTTTGAGCCAACAGAGCAGACGAGAAGAAAAGCGCCAGGACAACCAGAATATGTTTCATGGCGCAACCCACCATTGCGTGAACTCAATAGCCCTATCGTGTGAATTAGGCTGGTGTGTAGAGACAGCACAACCCCACAGGAAGGCGACGAGCAAAAGAACCGGATAGGCTTTCATGCGAATGTCACCCGCGAATACGCGCCATCATGGAATCGCGCAGGTAGTTCCCGTAGGGGCTGCAAGATTGCGCCAGATGGCACTCGGAGCAACCGGAACGCGGGTTCCAGAATTTCCCCCGTAACTCGCACCACAAAACCACACGCGGCGCGGGTAACTTCTCCGACTCCGTGGGAGAGCTTGACCCATTCGGGGAGGTTGTACCAAGAGCGCACGGCGCGACCTTGGGCGTTGAGTCCACCAATTCCATAGAGGCGAAGTCCTTTCGGAAAACGGGTTAGCTCTCCGAGCTTGGAAAGGTATTTCATAAGGTAGCCAACGCCGCTTTTTGCGACTTGGCGATTTGTCATGCCATGGGGCCACCAGCAAGCCATGCGCTTACCGGACGGGGTGACGGTGCGGCGGTCCCACATTGGCATGCGAACGCCGGGTGGGAGCCATGCCAGCAGGTGGTAATGCACAGCGCCACGGCCTTGTAGTTCGGCAACCCACGTATAGCGGCAGGGGATGCCGCGAGAGTTGCACCAATTACGAAACGACTTGATCGCCAGACCAATATGGTTAGAGGCCCAATCACTAACGCCACGATAGGTGAGGGTGACAAACCAGATGACAGGGGCACGAAAGCCGTTATCCGCTATGCCATGAAGGTAACCGGATGCCCAAACCGATTTTTTTAACCGCTTGACGCGGCGCTCGGCAACGACCGAGGGAGCAAAGGAAACAATTGGATTAGCAATTGTTTTAGATGGGACAAGCCCCGCGCCAGCTTCGCCCCAAGCGGGGGCCGCTACGCGGCTCCCCGCGTGGGTCTGCGCTGGCGCGTTCATGCGGGCACCTCGCAAGACTTAGCCAGGTCAACTAGCCACCGTGCAAACTCAGGCGGTGTGCGTTCACGCTCGGCCCTACACATGTTCTCGACAAGTCCCGAAGGCCCGGGCGCACCGTCAACGGGAAAAAAGCAGCGCGAAAGGTCTGCGCCGACGATGTAGAGACAGGTGTTTTTAGGAGCGCGATGGCCCCACCAGCTCTGGAGTACCGGAACGAGAACGCCGCCGAAGTCGTCACGGATGCCAAAGCTCAAACACTGGAATTCCTTCCAGAGCAGTGACGAAGACGGATGTTCAACAACGCCACCAAACTTGCGGACCTGACGCATGGACCACCGCGCCAGATCAAGCTCGGTTTGTGGGTGCTTGGACATGTGACGAAGCCTTCCCCAACCACGGCACGGAGGATGAAAAACGCCAGGTACACCACCGGGCCAAGTGAGGGCATCACGTTTGGCGTCGTAGGAATCGACGCCGGGCATGAGCTTGTAGTGGCTGGTTTTACGGACGAAAAGGGCGGCGACTGTCACAAAGTTCCCCCAGAAACTACTTCGCCAGCCGCATCGCGGTATTGAAGGGACGCGCCAAGGGTGTCGCCTTCCAGTTCAACAACCACCACCAGCCGGGGGATGTGAACATCGAGCGATTCCGAGGCGTGGGAAAGAACGGCGGCGCGTAGGGCTTCGAGCCTGACGATACGCCGAACTTCATCTAATGTAGCTGCATCAAGCATGGAGGATTCCCCCTCATGCCACAGGCTTGGCCGGGACCGGAACCAACCTTGGCCGCACGTCCATGCGACCGTCCCGATTAACGAAAACGGCAGAGGGAGAAAGCATGTAGTTGCCGCGTGGGTACGGCAGCTGACCATCTTCGAGGGTGATCTCGAACTTGTCCGGGAACTCAACCACGGTGCCGTCAGGGGAAACGGTGAAAGCGTGGCCAGTCTGAAAGCGCATATGGTACGGCTTGCCGGACGTTTTGCCAATGCCCTTCATTTCGCGGATATCTGCGGTAGTGATGGTGACTTTAATCATTTGGTTGGTTCCTGTGAAAGTTATGTACCCATTTAGGTAACGCCCTCAATTTGAGAACGTGCACTGATGGTACTGCAAAGAAGTACGGAATGTGAAAACCCGACTATTCTGCTGTGTCTTTCCAAAGGCCAGTAACCAGGTGATACACGAAGGCAGCAAAGATGGCCCAGAGGATGAACCACGCGATCATGCAAAGGCCCCTTGATTGTTGAGAAGGCGGGCGTAGTGCCATGCCTTATCGGGTGGGAGTTTCGCCAGCTTTTCAATCAGCGGGTGCTTAGGTTTGAGTGGCTTTTTCTCAGGCGTTTTGAACAAGCGAGAGAGCAGGGTGGGGGCCTTGGCCGGGGCCGTCTGGTGCCTGCCAACGAGGTGCCACGCGGAGAGGTAGGAGAAGGGACCGGCAAAGGTTTCATCGTGGAATTGTGGATGCGATGGATCACGCGCCCACTCGCGGAACACTTGCTCGGTGTCGTAACCGTCTTGGAGATCGTCGGCCCTGTACCAGTCCGAATCGATTTTGATGCCGGGGACTTCGGCCAGAGAGGTGTTAGCAATGTGGAATCGGGGCATGGTGCCCTTCTTGCCCATGAACTGGCCGATTACGGGAATCTTCACGCGCTCCATGTTGGTACAGGACACGATGTACTGACAGACCGACACGCGGACCTGCTTGTCGATCATATCGATGGACTGAGCGAGGAGCATAGTTTCCCAGCGGTATTTGCGGGCGTGGATAAGCCAGTCGAGGAACGCGGCGCGGCCCTTGTCTTGGAAGCTGCGGGAGTTGAGCCATGATCCCAATTCGTCAAGCGCAAGGAGGCCATCCTTACCTGAACCGATGCGACCTTCGTAGCCTTTGCCGATGGCGATTAGATCCTCAGCAGTCGGTTTGTCTGGGAGGCGGGTAACGGTCATGCGGTTGTCAGGCGGCAGCAGCTTGTCAAGGAACAAATCCATGTTCGTCGCGACACGCTGACCGTTTAGGAGGTAATCCCTGATGTTCATGACGGTGTACTTGCCTTTGCCGCTGCCGAGCTTGCCCTGAACGAGTGAAACGGAAGCCATGGTTACGCCTTTATTGCGATCTGGAGAAGGTCACGCTGCCACACGTACACGGTGCAGGCGGTCCACATCGTCATGTAGGTGGAGAAACAGAAGGGCGCAGCCGGTGGGATGGCTATGCCGAGAATCATTGTCCAGAACTCGGGAAGGGCCAGCACTTGCGAATTGAGCGCGAGGAGGGCGGCACGCATGGCAACGTATAGCGCGAGCGTGATAGTTGAGTAGGCCGCAACGGAGGCAAGGCCGAAGGCGACTTTACGAGTGAAGTATTGCGCCATCCACGCAACCAGCCCGCCAAATAGGTTAGTGAGTAGAAGGCCAAGGAGAGGCATTTTTGAAGCTCCATGCTGTGATTAAGAAAGATTCGCTATTGAGTGAGGCAAAAATACCGGTTTTTCAGGGCGTGAAGTGCTGTTACTGGTGTGCAGACATGGTGCCCGGAACTGCACCACGCAAGGCCCCGCGCTGCACGGCAGAGCGGGGCGTTCTTGGCGTTGGCGCAGCCGGTGGTACAGGGAGCCGGGGCGGGGCATCCGTGCGTTGACGGTGCGCAGTTTCCGGGCGTGTGGGGTGCGTTCGTTGTCCATGAGGTCAGGCACTCGCCCCGGTTGTGACCCGGAAAACCATTGCGGTGACGATGAAGAACGTCCACACGGACCAGAGGAAATTCATAAGCAGGTGTATTTGCGGGAGGATTGGGCAGATATCGAAAACGATTGGTGTGCCGCCCAACATATCCGGTAACGTCATGACGGTGACCGGGCTACATGCGCCAGGTGTGAGCCATCCGGGGGTGATGCCCCATGACGTTTCCTTGCCGTTGGTGCTGGTGATGTTGCCCAATGCATCCATGAGCTTTTGGTTCTCAGCGTCCAGTGTGCCGCCAGCATTGGTGTAAACGCCTGTACCCGTAGGGGTGCCGGTTTCATCGATTCCGCACTTGGGCTGGCCGGGAGCACCACACGCGGCCTGCTCTTCACCGGCCACATCTGGTTTACTGCCAGCACTAACCACTGTTCCACCGCCTGTAGCGGCCTCCGTGGGACCTCCAGCGTTACCGCCTGAGCCGGTGGCGGGGGTAGTGCCAGAGCCGCCCGATTGAACGCCTGCCGCAGGGTTTCCGGGCTTGCCTGACTTGCCAGACGTGAGCGAGGTATCCCCGGACGGACTGGGCAGCGGTGCGGAGGCGTTGCCTACACAGACGGTTTTGCCGTTGACCTGTCCGACATAGCCAGGACATTGAGCGATCGGTGCATTGGGATTCGTGCCGGCCGTTTCCGTGCTGCATTGCGTCGCCGTTTGTTTGTAGGTCCAGTCGAATGAAAGCCGGTGCAGACCTTGGGCGCTGGCAACTTGGGAGACGAACATATCGCCGGCTGAGTCGGTGCGCTCGAAGGTGCAGCCACCAGAGCAGGACGTGGCAGGTGGTGCGGTAAGTTCGCCCACCGCATGAATACTGGTAAGGGACGAAGAACGCGACCAGCCAACGGTGAAATTCAGGGTTTTGAGTGCGCCAGCATCAGCCGCGCAGAGGTTGGTTATGGGAACACACGAAGAGCCGGATTCTTCAAAACCAGCGGAACAGGTGCAAGTCGTGGTCCCTGTGGAATTGGCAGGGCAGGAATTGGACGTTTGAGCCGTAAGATTGACATTAAAGCCGCCACCATAGCACCAGTTCCCACTGACGGTAACGGACGCAAAGCCATTCGCAGCGCGCCACGCTTCACAGGCCAACGGCTGAGAATCCCACCACGTGGTAGACGCCCAAGTGACAGGACGCCACTGCGTAACAGTTGGAGCCGTGAAGGACGCGAAAACGGAACCATGGAAAATGCCCCACGCCAAAAGGACGAAGGCCAAATGGCGCAGGGATTGCCGCATGGTTTAAGCCTTGCCGCCCAGACGCTTGACGAACTTGGCCGCAACGTTCCAGATGGTGGAGCCGCCAGCAATGGTAATGAAGGCAGCACCGCCAGCAGCGATCACCAGCAAAATGTCGGCAGTACCGGCAGTGATTGCATCAGTCACTTCTACGGGCAAGGCAGCTTGCGAAGCAGAGGCACCAACAACCA